TAGCGGGCATTCGTGATGAGATTGATGCAGCCAATGAGGCGGCTCAGTTATTTGATCCAGGCAAAAGGTTTCAGGCATTAACCACAGCAGCGACTACAGCAGCCGGAGGTATTGCAGCAGTTCAGGGTGCTATGGCTTTATTCGGTAACCAATCTGAAGAGGTAGAAAAAGCACTCCTAAAAGTACAGGGTGCAATGGCACTTTCTCAGGGACTTTCTCAGTTGAAAGACATAGGCAAAGTAGGTGAGCAGTTGAGTATCACTTTCAAGGGATTGACAGCAGGAGCCAACACCTTTAAAAAGGCTTTGATCTCTACGGGTATCGGTGCTTTGGTAGTGGCTGTCGGCCTATTAGTGGCCTATTGGGAAGACATCATGGCTTTGGTTGGTGGTGTATCAAGTGAGCAGAAAAAACTCAATGAACAGACCCAAAAAGACCTAGCAGCGAATCAGGAAAAACTTGAGGCTATTGATGGGCAAACTAATCAATTGAAACTTCAAGGAAAATCTGAGGAAGAAATCCTTCAGTTGAAGATGGCACAAACCGATGAGGCTATCAAATCGGCAGAGATCAACCTTCAAAATGCAGAGGCTACTAAGCAAGCACAGGTAGAAGCGGCTAAAAGGAATCAGGCTATCCTTGCAGGGATACTGAAATTCGTTTCGCTACCATTGACAATGATCCTCGGATCTATTGACAATATCAGCATGGCCTTGAAGCAGTTTGGGGTTATTGAGGAAGCAACTAGTCTACTAGATGACACCACTAACTACCTAGCCTCTTTTGTATTTGATCCTGAAGCGGTAGCGGAAGAGGGAGATGCTACGATAAAAGAAGCGCAGGGTACTCTTGACAGATTGAAGGAACAAAGAGCAGGCTATGATTTGGCAGTAATGGAAGGCCAAAAAGCAGCCGGAGAAAAGGCAAGTGCAGAAAGAGAAAAGCAGATGCAGAAGGAGATGGAGGCGGAGGCTATCCTTCAGGAGGCAAGAACTAAAATGCTAAACGAGCAGCAGCAACAGGAGGAAGCAATCAAGAAAACCTATGCTGAAAAGCAGAAGAAACTAGATGAAGCAGACATCAAGGATGATGGCAGTTTAGAGGCTGCAAGAAGCAAAGAACTACAGGCGGTACGGGATAAATTCCAAAAGGAGGAAGCCCAGAAAGAGGCAGAATTCCAGAAGCAATTGAATGACATTAGAACTCAGATAAGGCTTGAAGGAATCACAGATGAAAACGAAAAAGCAAGGGAGCAGATCCTGATAGAATACCAGAAGCAGAGGGATGAAATTCTCAATAATGAGAAACTAACTTCCGAGCAGAAGACAGCACTTCAACTAGAACTTGCACAGCAGGAAAAGCAGGCTTTGGATAATCTTCAAATGACCATTGATCTAGCAAATTCAGAAAGGGCTATAGCAGAACTAGATGCAGAGATGAAACAGGCGGAGGCAAGTTTCCAAATTCAAAAGGATTTAATTGACCAGAAAGAAGCCCTATCCCTTGAGCAGTTTCAAAAGGGATTGATTAACGAGCAGCAATATAATGAAGCCTTGAAGGGATACTCTGAGGCTCGTATGGAGATTGATAAAAAAGAGAATGAGGCAAAGATGCAGAATGCCGCAATGGCAGCGGGTCTTCTAGGTACAGTCTCTGATCTAGTAGGCAAGAACACGGCAGCGGGAAAGGCTACGGCTATAGCGGCTACCACTATTGATACCTATCTAGGTGCGCAGAAAGCCTATACTTCGCAGTTGATTCCAGGTGATCCATCTTCCCCTATTCGTGCTGCTATTGCTGCTGCTATTGCGGTAGCCGGTGGTATTAAGAACGTGAGAGAGATAGTGAAAACTAAGGTGCCTGGAGGTGGTGCTGCTTCTGCTCCTTCGATTTCGGCTGCTGCTCCTGGTAGTGTTCCTCAAGTACCTACTATCGGGAACAGCCCTATCACGGCATTAGGTGCTGCCATGCAACCTACACAACCTTTACGGGCTTATGTGGTAGAAAGCGAAGTGACAGGGACACAGAAGAGGGTAGCAGATATTGAACGTAGAGCAGGATTCTAATACTTAAAGATATGGAAAAGAAACTACCACTATATGAAATGATGATCGGGGATACTATCGAAGGTGAAGAAGAAGTAGACTTCATTGCCCTAGTAGAATACCCTGCAATTCAGAAAAACTTTTTAGCCTTTTCGCAGCAGTTCGTAGAGCCTAGCCAAGGGGAAAGCAAAGAAGACTTTCTACCTAGATGCATTGAATACATGATCAATGAGGGAAAGGAATCAGATCAGGCGGTGGCTATCTGCTCGACTCAATGGGAAGGAAGATTTCAAGAAGACTCATATAATGACTATCCTCAGAGTGCAAAGGATAATGCCGAAAGGGGTATCCGTTTGAATGAGGCAATAGGGAATAGATGCGCTACTCAGGTAGGAAAAGTTCGTGCGACTCAAATAATGAATGGTGAAAACCTATCAAGAGAGACCATCCGAAGAACATACTCCTACCTAAGTAGGGCTGCCGAGTATTATAACCCTGAAGATACAGAAGCCTGCGGGACTATCTCATATCTTTTGTGGGGTGGAGAGCCTATGCTTAGATGGGCAGAAAGCAAGATGAATCAGGAGGATTTTCGTGCTGTAGGTTTTAACAAGTTCAGCATTGAGAATCAAGATCAAAGAATAGTGACTGGGCCTTTAATGGTTGCAGATTTACCAATCTACAGAAGGGATCAGGATGAGGAATACTACGTTTCTTTCTCTGCTGCCGAGATTAAAAAGATAGTTCAGAGATTCTTCAAGAAAGGCTACCAATCCAAGGTAAATGTAGAGCATAGCACTCCGGTAGATGGGGTATATATGTTTGAATCTTACATTATTGATCGGGAAAAAGGCATCATGCCTCCGAAGGGATTTGAAGATATCTCAAACGGCTCATGGTTCGGGTCTTTCAAAGTTGATAACGAGAAGATATGGAATGAAGTGAAGGCAGGTACTTTCAAAGGCTTTTCTGTGGAGGGTCTTTTCCGCTATGAGAAGACCAACAAAGTAGTAACTCAGGAGGAGCAGATCATGCAGCAGATCTTCAAGATACTTTCTCAAATTGAACAATAATTACTAACTAAATATTTCTTATTATGAACGCAAAAGAAGCACTAGTAGAAATCAAAAAACTACTTTTCTCAGAGGCAGAAAAGCAGGCGGCCTTCGCACTTGTTGAAGGTAAACTTGTGGATGGCACAGTAGTAGCCTACGATCTTGAGGCGGGTTCGATCTTTGTAATCGGTGAAGATGGGGCGCAGATCCCTGCACCTGTTGGAGAGCATCAACTTGAATCAGGTGAAATCGTAGTAGTACTTGAGGAAGGTAAAATTGCAGAGGTAAAGAAAGCAGAGGAAGAGCCTAAGATCGAAGTAGAGATTGAGGCTGCTGCTGAAGTACCTGCAGAAGAAGATCCGAAAAAGGATGAAGCAATGGCCAAAGTAGAACAGGCTATGGGTGACCTTGAAAAAAAGGTAGAAGAATTGACTGCTAAGGTGAAGGCAATGGAAGAGAAAGCAGATGAGGTAAAGGAAGCGGTAAAGATGTCCGCAGTAGTCCTTGAGTCTCTTGCAAAAGAACCAAGTGATAAGCCTATCACAAGCCCTAACCAATTTGCAAAGCAGTTGAAAGTAGAAAAAAATGACAGGTATACCAACCTTCAAAGCGCATTTCAAAAATTAAAAAACAAATAAAAAAATGGCACTAGATTTATCAGGATTAACTAACTATGTGAAGGAGAACGAATTGCAGTTGACATCTGCTGCGATCTTCTCAGCAAAAACTGCTTCTTTGATTGAAGCACTTGGTAACGTTCAGGTCGGAGTGAAATCCGCTGAGACTATCAACATTATGACTACCGATGCTGTATTCCAGGCTGGCGGTACTTGCGGATTCAACTCTTCAGGAACTACCACTATCACACAGCGTACCATCACTGTAGGCAAAATCAAAATTCAGGAAAGCATCTGCCCTAAAGCATTCGAGGCGAAATATACTCAGAAGGCTTTGAGAGAAGGTTCTACCTATGACTACATGGCATACGCTGCTGAATTCTCTGCTCAGAAAGTAGCAAGAATCGGTGCTGCCCTTGAGACTGCTATTTGGCAGGGAGATACCGGAAGCCAAAACGGACAATTGAACAAGTTCATGGGCTTTGGTACTATCATCAATGCACTTGGTTTTGGTGGTGCAGGTGACCCTATCAATGGTAACGCTGCTCAGCAGACTACCTTGACTTCTAGCAACGTGATTGCTGCTGTTGATGCGGTATTCGCTGCCCTTCCTGCTGCCCTTTTGGACAAGGATGACGTAGTAATCTTCTGCGGTAATGATACATTCCGTGAGTATGTTATTGCTTTGAGAGAGGCTAACTACTTCCACTATCCTGTAGATGCTGCTAACATGGAACTAGTAGTTCCTGGCACAAACATCAAGTTGATTGGTGTTAACGGATTGAATGGTACTGACTACCTAGTAGGTTTGTCTATGTCTAATATGTACCTAGGTACTGACCTTTTGAATGAGCAAGATCGTTTCGAATTGTTCTATGCAAAAGAGGCAGATGAAATGAGATTCGTAGTTGAGTTCAAACTAGGATGTCAACTTGCCTTCCCGGATGAAGTAGTATTCTGGAAGAAGTACGTTGCTCCTTAATTCAAATCACGGGTAGGGGATTCACCCCTACCCTATTTTACTAATCTTTAAAAAAATAAAATATGGCTTGCGCATTAACTCAGAACTATACCCTTGACTGCAAAGATTCTATCGGTGGTTTGAAGGCAGTATGGTTTGCAGCCGTAGAAGATATTGCATCATGGACAGGTACTGCCGGAACTTACACCGGTGTGACTATGGACTCAGGCAAATATTTCTGGAAGTACGATCTTGTAAAGGAATCTTCCAACTTTGCTGAAGCCGTAAATACCAACGTTCAAAATGGTACTGTATTCTACGCTCAGACCTTGGAGATCATCCTAAATAAATTGCAAGTGAACACTCGAAATGAGATCCTTCTACTTGCTAAGAATAGACTAGTAGCCTTGGTACTTGACAATAACAATAAGACCTGGGTTCTAGGAATTGATAACGGACTTGATTTGACCGGTGGCGGTTCAGGATCAGGTACTGCATTCGGTGATCGAAATGGCTACACCTTGACATTCACAGGAAACGAGAAAGAACTTGCTGCCCTATTTACTGGCACTCCTCCTGTAGATTAATATTTGGTTTGTTGTTTAGATGTGAAAAGCAGCCCTAATTTTGGGGCTGTTTTTTTTGTGTACATACTTAAGGGTTTTAATATTTAAAGGTATGGTGATAATTGAGAAGGGTGCAAATAGCGTGATCTATATAGCCCTATTTGATAAACGAGAAACGAGCAGCAATTCCTATACCTTTCTATTTCAGCATGAAGTAACAAAGGAGGAAGTGACTTTAAACCTAACCGATGTGAGTGATTTCAAAGATAGATACTCAGAATTCGCAATCAGCGAAGCATCTTTTACAAGTAGCACAGTAGGCTTTTGGCGGTACTATGTTACCCAAACGGGAAGCGGTGCGGATATTATTGCCACAGGGAAAATGGAGTTAACTGCACCTAATCTTTCTACTACAGGAGTGGTAAGATACAACGGCTACAATGGTACTTATAAGACCTACACAACAGCATGATAAAATTATTCAAGTTTGACCAAGTACCTCTACCCGTTTACAAAGAAGTTAAGGGGAAGGAATACGTTTACTACGGGGAAAAGAATGACTACCCTAACTACCTTCTAAGGATCTACAACAATAGCGCAAAGAATAACGCTATTATAACAGGCAAGGTAGACTACATCTGCGGCAATGGGTGGACTGTCAAGGCAGAAGATGAGATGCAGAAGGCGAAAGCATTCGGCTTGATTGATCGAATCAACACCAAGGAAGAAAGCCTTAACGAGTTGACTAAAAAACTTGTTACCGATTTATCTATTTTTGGAGGCTACTACCTACAGGTAATATGGACAAAAGGCACGGGTGAAATTGCAGAACTTTACCATGTTGACTACTACAAGGTTAGAACGAACCTAGATAATAGTGAGTTCTACGTTTCGGACAATTGGATCAAGAATGATAACGTCAATCCAAGACCTGATTTCGAGACCTATCCTGCATTCGATCCGAATAACACCACAGGCACACAGATCCTGTACTTTAAGGAATACAGAGCAGGGGCGAATACCTATTCTTTGCCAGACTACAGAGGTGCTATTTCATACATTGAACTAGATATCTCTATCGGGGAATACCATTTGAACACCATAAACAATGGTATGTTTTCTTCTAAACTTATCAACCTAAACGGGGGTAAGGTAAGCCAGGAGGAAGAGGATCGTATCGAAAGACAATTCAAAGATAAATTCTCAGGGTCTAAGAATGCAGGTAAATTTATGCTTGCTTTCAATGATAGTAAGGACAACGAGCCTTCAATAGTAGACCTTTCCGGAACTGAATTAGATAAGCATTTCGACCTTTTGAATAAGACTGTACAGCAGGAGATTTTTACAGGTCATAAGGTGACAAGCCCTATGCTTTTTGGGGTTAAAACAGAAGGTCAATTAGGTGGCAGAGCAGAACTTCGGGAAGCATCCGAACTATTCCAAAACACCTATGTAAACGCAAAGCAGCAAAGCCTTGAAGAGGTAGTAAATTACCTTTTGAAATTTAATGATATTGTTGCTGAACTTGAGATCAAGAAAACTGAGCCGATTGCTTTTCAATTTAGCGAGCAGATTATTTCTACTAACATGACACAGGACGAGATCCGCGAGAAGTTGGGACTTGCTCCAATCGAGAAGAAAGAAAGCCAAGGTTCACAGGACATCATCAACTCTTTGAACAGCCTTTCTCCATTGATTGCGACTAAGGTAGTAGAGAGCATGGATATAAACGAACTTCGAAGCCTGATTGGATTACCTACAAAGGTAGAGATCGTGACTCCTGAGAATATAGGTCAAGAACCTGCTGCTGCTTTCTCTGATCACCTACACCTTGAGTGCAGTATCTCAGAACACGATGCAGATATTCTAAAAAAGTTTGAAGGCAAAGGTGTTTCAAAGGATAAATTCAAGGTGATTGAATCTTCAAAGATGCACTTCTCAAGCATGGAAGACTTCATCAAGCAAGATCTATTTGCCGAGTACCTACTCAATGAGGTGCAGAAAAAGATCCTTACTCAGATTCAAAGAAATGATGCGGTGACTATCCCACAAATTGCAAAGGCTGTAGGCATAGATGAAGCATCCGTGATCTCAAGAATCAATACCTTGATAGATGACCAGGTGCTAGTAGAGAAGATTAGCCGTGAAGGCTTGATTACTAGATCGGTAACCCGTACAGGTGAAGCGGCTATCAAGAGACTTCAGCCTGTAACTTCCTTCAAGGTGCTTTATTCCTATGAGGAAAGACCAAACGTACCTGCTGCAAAGAGTGGATCTAGACCTTTGTGCGAGAAGTTGTATGGAAGTGGGTTATTCTTTACCAGAGAAGAGATTCAAAACATATCCAATCAGTTAGGCTATAGCGTTTTTCAACTTTGTGGAGGATGGTACACCAATCCAAACACGGGTAGAAGAACTCCATTCTGCCGACATGAGTGGAAAAGAAACGTAGTTGTAGAAAAGACATCATAATGAGCGCTAATGTATTAATGATATCGGAACAATCCTTCAAGGATTTCACGGTAGCCTCGGCAAATATTGACCTGAAGAATGTTACTCAGGTGATCAAGATGACTCAGGATAGGTATATACATCCTATCTGTGGAACTGCGCTATATGACAAGATCCTTCTACTCATTTCAAACGGCACTATAGGTCAAGGAGGTAATGCAGTCTATAAGACTTTTCTAGATTCATACCTTACAGATACCCTTTTCAACTATGTCCTAGGTGAATTGCCTATGGCTATGCAGTATAAGTTTGTGAATAAAGGGGTAGTAAAAAGAAAATCTGAGAATATCACAGAGCCTACCTTCGCAGAACTTCAAAGCATTTCTCAATACTACAAGGGATATGCAGAATGGTACGCAGAAAGGGCTATCAATTACCTATGCGCTAACTCTGAGCAGTACCCTGAGTACTTGAATCCTGGTAGTGATGTGACTACTATCCAACCGGTAAGCAATCAGTACAAGGTGGCTATCAATCTAGGCCGTGGGGACTATGAAGATCACAGGCCATACAGCGAAAGATACCAAGGGAACAGATACAAAAAACCATTCTAAAAATGGCTTATTCTAAAAACGAAAAAAAGTTAAAAGAATTCCTAAGCAAGCAGCATGACATTAGTAGACCTAGTCAAAAAGTTAAAAGCAATCCAAGAAGCGCACCCAATGATCCGAACCTTCGGAGAGGGTGACATCTATGACTATGTAGATAATGGCGGAGAGATTCAATACCCTGTACTTTGGACTGTGATACGTCCTGCAATCTATAATTCTACTACTCTACGCTACGATCTAGTCCTTCTCTTTGCTGATCTACTAACGGAAGACAAGAGTAACAGGCTACAAATTCAAAGTGATCAGATGCTTGTGGCTTTGGATGTGCTTGCAAAATTAAAACTTGACAATGACTACACCTTTAATACTGCTCCTAACTCGACTCTGGAATTTTTCCAAGAACGCTTTGATGACTTTACAGCCGGTGTATCAATCTCTGTACAGGTTACTGCTCCTATGCCTTTAGACCTTTGTTCCATCCCTACCGAATCATAAAATGAATATCTTGCAGAAAGATGAAATAGGAGTACCCTCCACA